CCCTGCTGATATAGCTGTGGTCAGAACCTTACCGTAAATTCCATTGGCTATATCGTCTAAATCGCCTGTACAAGAAGAGAGTAAAATATTACCCGCTGATATAGCTGTAACATTTACCCTACCATAAGTGGTTCCATTGGCAATATTGTCAAGCGACCCTGTACAAGATGACAATAAAATATGCCCTGCGGTAATGTCGGCATTGAGCACACGGGCGTAAGTTACCCCATCATTAATATTGTCAAGCGTCTTATTGGCGACATCTGTAGTCGCCAAATCGACAGCGTTTTTTGTTGCGAGTGCCCCAGCATCAGTTAGCCAAGATACTCCTTGCTTATTATTTGCTGTTACATCGGCACCATCAGCAGGCTTACCATCGCCACTCACCCCTGGCCATGTCGCCGTCAGTGCTGCTGTTGTTGTATTACTATTTATTTTATCGGCAATGGCTGTTTTAATTGCAACTAAAGCGTCAAAATAGGTTGCTGCAGCAGAATTAAAAGCTGTCCGAGTGACGGCTTGATCTGTTGCTAAATTCGCATCTTTTATCCACAGGGGCAACATAGCGTCAGTGATCGGAGTAGTTGTGGGAGGATCCCAAGCACCCCCGGCGTTTATATAGGTTCCCCAGGTGTCAAATGCAGCCACAAAAGTCACTGTAGATAACCCCAATGCTATGGCCTGAGCCTTTAGGTCAATGTACTCTGTGCAGCGAATGACCCACCCGACTCTAAAATTTCTCTTTTCAATGGAAGAAAATATTCCGTCCGATGCCCACTGGTCAAGGTGTGTTTTGGCGTTTGCAGCATCTTCAGCAGCATTAGTAAGGATAAGAGACTCCGCAGCGGTTGTACCTACCGTTGCACCCTCATCAGACCAACCCTCGGTATGTAAATTAGCTGCTGCTTCTGCTGCATCAGCCTTTGCTGAGGCATCTGCAATAGCCCTCTCCTCCTCCAATGTAACAATCCCGTCTGCATATGCTCCGGAAGTAATGACAGCCAGAACATTTGCTGCATGGGCCGGAGTGACAACCGATCCTAAAGTACCCGGCATATCATCTAAACGAGTTATTTGGCCTGCTTCTTCAGAACTGTAAACAGCAACCCTTACCACAGACGCAGAAGTAGTACCCCTGGGCCACACTTGAAGAACATTCCCTGTTGGTTGCAGGTTGTGTGCAAATACGGTAATCAACTTTGTCATACCACTCCCCTACTTCTGTTATGCGAAAACAACGAATTTACGGGGTGGTGTATATGTCATCACTCCACCCTCTCCATCATCAAAATCAATCGGAGTTTGATCATATACTCGGTCATAAATTAAGGTCTTGTCTGGATCAGCGAAAACCTCTTCGTACGTTCCCAAGACCGTTAAGCTCGTAAGTGTCTTGATGTCCGTAAGGTCTTGGCCACTAAGTCTCGCAAGTACAAGTGTTTCTGTGCCCTTTTTAATGGTTCCTTGAGATTTGTCAATCAAGAAGATTGGGTTATCAGGGTCATCTATATTGATTCGTGTAGGGAATTTCTCCAACAGTTCTGCTACTAATGCTGGTGTGTCTGTACAATGTGTAATAACGTCTGTGTAGGTGTTCATAATTATAATATCCTCATTTGGTTTTTTGTTTCATTTGTGTAGTACTTAATCCAGCTAAACTATGCATTGTTAATTACCTCTCCTGCCTGTATTCCCAAAATTGCGTCCTTAACTTCTTGTATTGTTCCTATGATCAGCCAATAAGTGTACTCCCATTCATCTCCAGGCTTAATAGTTAATGTACATAGCGGGGAAAAATATGTTGTTTTGTCTGCACCACTTTCGTACCTCCCACCAATAAATAATTCAGTATTTGGATTGTACACTGCAATACCATAACCATCATCATCAAAAGCTCCTGCCCACTCCTCATCACTCCAATACACCCATTTGTTATCGGAGTTCTTTATAATGTTGTCACCTGATATTAGATTATTTAAACTTCCTACTGTGTAAATAGCTGGCATCTCTTGATGCCTTGGTTGTGGATTAATAATCACACAGTCATTAGTTAATTGTAGCTTAACAATGACTTTTATTGTGTTAGCAATTAATTCTATATCATTGGTGATAACAGCCTCATCTTCTGGTACATTAATTCTATCCCAAAGCATTGGTGTTACTGTGGTTATGCTTGTAGTGTCAGTCTCTATTTGATCTATGATAATGGACTCATTGCCATATACATCGCCAGACTGTATAATGTTCCAAGGCCATGGGCTCCATTCATTATGTTGATCCTGGTGGATCTGATCTTCACCAGCATAAAATGATGGCTGTATCTGTCTGCCAAGATCCTGATTATCGATTAAATTCTCGCCCCCTATCTCTGCTATGTACGCTATGCTACCACTGTTTGATAGGCGTACCTCAATGACATCATTGTTAATGATACCTGTAGGGGAGTTATCAATTATGTCATTGAGAATATTAGCAGTTATGGAGTCAGATCTGTCATTGCACCCAGTAAATACCAAGCACATCAGTATTATGTAAGCCCAGTGTTTCATTATAATATCCTCATTTGGTTTTCTGTTAATGTCTTATCGTAAATTCTTAGATTTTTGATTTTTAGGTATGCTCCTGAATGACCAATGGTTATCAGGGTTAATGCTGCATGTGCTGCCGTAGCTGTTGTATCTTCTGCGACTAATACGCCGTCGTGATACATCCTAAGAGTTGTTGTAGATACACTATATGTCATACCAAACCTAAAAGCCCCTGTTTTAACGATGACACCTGTATCAGAGTCAACTGCCATATACACCCGGGTATCGTTATCAGCACTGGCCCAACTTACAAGCATTCGTAAATCACCGGAATAAAATGCCTTGGCAAAAGACCAACTCGTCCCAACCACATTAACATCAAAAACAACTGTCTTATCCTTGAGGCTCCCAGGAAAGTTCTCAGCATATGGGAATGTTACTATTGCTCCGAGTCTTGCTACTGGTGCTGTGGTTGTGGGTATGTAGGGTGTTGCGAATGGGAGTTGTTCTAATTGGGCGCCCCAAATATATAAGCTAGATACGCCATCACCTTGGTAATTGGCTCCCCCCCCTGGTTTTTGTAAATTAAGTCTAACGGAGAATGTGCCAGCTCCGAGAGTTGATTCCGGTACACCTGATAGGGTTAGCCTGTATATGCCGCCCCCCATAGGAGTAATAGTTGGTGGATCACCAGCAATACCATTGCCTACGACTACATAAGTACTTGCTGCGGTAAATACCCCATTAGTTTGCTCAAAAGTACATGACACCACCCCTGAAAACGTGGAGTTGCCGATAAGCACTCTAATATTCATATCTGTCCCTGTCCCTTTAACAAAAATACTACAAGTATGTACTTGATTTAAGTTTGTAGAGCCACTTATAGTTATCCTGTGCTCCCCTAAAGTGTTGTCTACTACAAGATTGTCAGCAGTCAAAGTCCCATCAGGAGCATTGGTTGCGTTTGAGGTAACAGTGGCTCCGGTTTTGGTCCAAGCAACATTACTAAAATCCTGAGAATGCAAACAAATATTAGTACTCCCAGGAGGCAAATCAACTCCATCAACATCGAACCCAGGTTGACCAGCTAATAAATCTTTCACCACACCGTAACGGTCTATATGGGTTGCAGATCCATTGCGGTTAAGAGTGACAGAGCCTTCACCGGTCAGTGGTGTTAATGAATTGTTGAGGGGTAATTGGTATATGGGATTACCGATATCCCCAGTTGTGCCAGCCGGAACAAGGACCCCAACCGCTGTATCAAAATCGGATATAGTATTTGCAGTTTGAGTCCCTGTGTGGTTTGCCCTACTACGATCTGTTGAATGATAATGCAGAGCTGAATCCCCGGCATCGGTTAAGTCTAAGACATTTGCATCCGAAATATTGTTTGCTTCAGAACCGTTTTCCACATTGACTAATGTACGGACCTGGGTAGCTGTCAATTCTTCTGCTGGACCCAGGGCTCCCGATACCCGACCAAGGATTCTCTGATCATTTGTTACAACCACCTCCATACCGGAATGTGTATGGTCTTCTCTGGCCTGGGGCACACCCCCAGGTGTGAGACCATCATGAACAATAGTGACCTTTTTGGTCGTATCAACCGTGAGTTCTCTATCCAACCCTGTGAAGGCTGCATGTTCTGCAGTGGTACCAAATCGGAACTGTAAAGCAGTCCCTTTTTTATTCACAGTCATTATTTATATACCCCCAAAATCTATGTTTTCGCCCGCCTGTGTTAAGTCAATAATACCTTCAACATCATCCAGTATAGACCCACTATCCCAGTAAACCATTGTCAGTATCTCGCCATTTAAAGCCACATCAAGTTCCCCAACAAAATCATCAGTCACCTCAATCTGTATGAGGACTCCTCCCTCTTTACCACCATCAAAAGTCCATTCATCAGCACCGAGTATACCCGTACCACTATTTAGTGGCTCAACCCCTTCCCATACAAAGAGTTCTGGTATAACACCCAAAGCCGTCTGTACTGCTACCTTTTCAGGAACAGAAGAAAAAGTCATTACCATATTACGGAACTCAGCAATACCTGTAGTTGGATCCAGATTAAACCCTGCGCCGATACCGGAATCAAAACCATCTGACTTAATAAGTTTAACAACAAGAGCCCCATTAATGGTGACAACATTTGTCACACCATCTACCAAGAATAAAGGTACGGGATTACCATCGGGACCAGTAACCTGGAACTGCTCAGCACTGACTGTAAAGATGGATTTCGCACTGCCCGGGACTTCAGTCCAGTAGAGGGTATTGACAGGAGAATTGGTAATATCCCCAATATTTGTAAGAATACATACATAGGCTCTTTCAACGCCATTAGAAAGAAAGTAAACGGTATCCCCTACAGCATAACCTTCAGTTAATACCCATGCGGGGTGAAGTAATAAGCTAAAACCAGCAACATAGGAGTTACCATTAACATCCTCCCCAATAGTCACACCCCACTGATTATCCAATAACGTCTGTACAGTCTCTATCTTCTGTGTAAGGTACTGGCTGCTGGCCGATAAGGTAACCGATGTCTCATTGATGGCGATCTCGGCTGCTGTCACACGACTGGTTGTATTGTCAAAAGCTGTCACGGCAGAGCTAATGGTGTCTTCTGTTATAGTGACCCTTGATCCGACAGTGGCGATAGCACCGTCTTGCTCAACAGCTTTTGTAACACCGAGGGCTATGCTCGCAGCCTGTTGAATGATGTCTGATTGGGCTAAAGTAACCAACCCACTCGTGCTCGCTAAATCAATGACTGTTTGGTTAATGGTGTCTTCTGTTATAGTAACTCTTGATCCAACAGTGGCAATTACCCAATCAGCCTCAATTTGTTTTGTAACACCTAAAGCAATTTGATCAGCACTTTGTAGAATATCTGATTGAGCTTTGGCAACCAAGCCATCCGTGCTCACTAAAGCAGTGACTGTTTGGTTAATGTCGGTAGCTGTTTGAGTAATCCTGGAATCATGTACAGCCAAATCACCATTTACAGCTAATTCAAGGCTATTTACTGATTGGGTAATTGCCACGGCAGTCTGTTGGATTAGTGAGGTATTGGCTGAGACTGCCCCACCAATCGTTACATTAATACTATTAACTGTATCTGTAATTGCTTGTGTTGTGTAGGATCTACCAGCTTCCTGAATAATCACACCATCTGGATAAGTTAATAGCAGGTCGTTCCCTATCCTCACCCAAAGATCACGAAGCATATTAAGGTCTTGATACAGATTCGGGTCCATATGGCCAGGGGTTAAACGCCCAGTCAGCATGGTCATAATAGATGTAAGATCCATATGGCCACCACTACCAGAACGCACAACAACATTAGGACGTTCATCTGATATAATTGTCTGAATGGGTGAAGCATCCACCACAGTACTTAAACCAGTTGTATTATCTACAATGGTTGTTACAGGAGTACCAGTATCAACAAATACCTCTGAGGCATCAGCCTCTACAACTACAATTTGATCAGTCATGCAATCACCTCCTCCTGAACAGCAACCAAACCAACGAAAAACTTATCTACAATTCGTACAGGGATAGGGGGATTAGCCAAAAGATCAATATTCTTGATCAACTCCAGTCCGTACTTACCATCTTTAAAGTTAATCAATGTAGTATCAGCTTCGTCAATGTTCAATCCCAGAGACAGCCCATCTGCAGGTCTGACAATCCTACCATTCGCCACAGTGAAGTCCATCAAAGGCTCTCCAGTATATGGTATCTTTGCCCATGTTGGCCGGATCTGCATCCGGATCTCATCATAGACATCAAAATTCATAGGCACACCCAACTTGTTCTCAGAGGTAAATGATACTGAAAAAGTACCCCCCTTATAAATGGTTATATCGTATTTTCCAGGGATCATTATGCCCAACCTCCATCTTCAAATTTGGTATCCTCAGTATTGACCTCTTCTGCAAAGCCCCTGTCTTCAATGAGCTTGCAAGCTTTTTCAAACTTACCATGAAAGGTATTATAAATCTGCGCTTCACCCTCGGTAGCCTTAGACGTTTTACCCGTGAACAACTCCGAGGCCACATAACACTTAAGAGCATAGGAAAGGTATTCAGGATAATACAGGTTGTATGTTTCTGGATCAAAAAGTTCGGTAAGAATAATCCTGGGGTAATAGGCCTGATAAACGACACCCAGTACAACAGGTAGAGGATTCTTTATGCTAATGTGATCATGCCCATGGGTGAATACGCCATCAGGTCGTCTATTGTCATTCAGGTAGACAGTCGTTTCATCAATACCATCACCAAATACATCTATCACCCGGCATAGATCGGAAACAGTTGGTTTCTCAGTTATTGACTCCACACTAACTGTAATGGGTGTCTCTGCTGTGGGCGCATCACCAAAAGAGGCAACCACATTTACATCCCGTAGAAAGTAATTGGTTGTACCCGTTGGGCGGGTAATATAGCAGATTTTGTCTTTTAACAGGAACCTCTTATAGAGTTCCCGTAAACCAGCGTTAACCTGTGTTACCACTTTTTTATAAGCGTCAGGCTCAATTGAACCATTAATAGAATTCCCAATAGCTAAATTGGAGAACTCCCCGGTTGCCAGTTCATCAAACAAATCCTGTAAGACCATATTCTTTTCCTTTTAAGGGGTGTACGAGTCAATCCCACTTATATCACTCTTTATTGCTTCTGTCTCCCAAATATTTTCACCTCCTTCTTCAGGGGGTAAGTGTTCACTTGGTCGCCAGGGTGTTAAGTTGGCCAACATTGACACACAGTCATTGGTATCATCGTTCCTACTCTTCATTCCCTTAAGTGAAATCAGGGATAACTCATCCACAGTCTCGCCCATGATTGGCATCAACTGCATTTCCCTGGGGAAGAATATCATACCAGACTTGAACCAAGGAACAACAATATTAAATCTCTTCATCTTATCTGTGTTCGGCCTGATACCAGGTTTGGTCTGGTCTTTATCTTTAGCAAGATTAAACCAGCACTTTCTTATCATCATTTGATCTTGGATCCAAGGAATAAATGCTTGCTGTTGACCACTGATCTCGATGCCTACTTGCTGAGGGTCCCACTTCTGGGCCAACCGAAACAGGTCATTCATAGTATGATCCATGGTCTGCTTCTTACAAACACCATCTACCCAAAACCACTGACCCTTTGCATTGTAGGCCCAAACGAATATTACCGAGAAGTCGGCTGCCTGTTTCTCACTGGTTGCAAAGTCGGTAGTAATGTAGAAGTTGTACGCATCTTTATTTTGGATCAACAAGTCCCGACCATACCAAAGAATCTCATCATCGGTAATTAAGCGATCTTCTTCTGACATGATCCTCAACATCAGCTCCTGGTTGAAGGTGTCAATCTTATGGGACAGCATGGCCTTGGTATACTGCTTCTGAACATACTCAAACGAGAAGCGGTTCTCCCAGGAACCCCTAAAGTCTTTCTTAGCACAAGGGAACTTCTCACAAATCGGATACACATTTACATGCCAGGCCCCAGACTCAACTGCTTTGTATAGAGGGTCCCGAGCGTTAAACGGTGTACCACTCCAAATGATCTTTCTACGGGCAGGATGGAGGGCATAATCAACAGCCTTGTAAACAGTGTCTTCAACAGAGGCTATAACCGTTGGTGATCGGGCATCATCATCAGAAATTAGATCATCAAGTATTGCAAGCAATGGCCTTGTCCCCAATTCTCTTGTTCCTCTCACTCCCGTCTTGGCACCGTGCCCGGTACAAACAAAGGGTACACCATCCTTATTTGCAAACTCCCACCGCACATCAGTAAGTCGTTTATACGGTAACCATTCCTGAAGAAAGGAGGAATTATCCCACCGGAATTCTAAATCCTTCCTCATCTTCTTAATACCGTTTTCCACCGCATCTGACACATATAGGACATAAGGTACTTTACCAAAGCCCGGGATGTCACCATACACTGCACAATACAGAATCATGTAAGTACCGAGCACTGTTGTTTTCGCAACACCTCTGTGACACATATTGATTGTATCTTTGTCGTTATACTGAATGTTGTCAAGCATCTTGTAATGAATTACCGGGGTCACATTCTCCTCCCCATCCTCACCGTTTACCAACTTAATAAAATTGACAAACTCCAAAGCAAAGTCAGAAGGCATGTAGTCGGGATCATCCTCATAATTGACATCTTTCAGCCAATCCTCCACACCTTTCTTGTCAAGACCCAGGGACTCCTGCAGTACCTCTTCAACCACCGCAGCTATCTCATCTCTAATTGCTGTTGACAACGAGTACCCCCTCAGCAATGGTCTTAGCTGTCGCACCTCCACTCCGGATATTTGCTTTTTGCTGTGCTACCAAGGCTCCGACTGTATCCCTAAGTATATCAAGGGTCTTATCCTGTTTGGTTTCAACATTCAGCTCCACAGCAGCCTTAATCTCAGGAGGTTTAAGGTGCTTTAACACACTATCTGCAGCATCACTCCTAACCTTCTCGGAATACGCTGTCATCATCAACCCTGCCTGTACGTTTAAGGCAGCCTGAAACATTGGGGCATTCAATATATGGACCGGGATCATACTCTGAGCCATAATCAAATTTACCAACTTGGTCTTATTATACGCAGTAGAGTAACTGGCAATATCCTTGGACGATGTACCCTGTTTCTTGTAATAAACCATCTTCTCAGGAAAAGTCTTTGCGTAAGCGTCCTTGTTAGAAGCACCAAAGAGCTTAAAACTCACATATTTGATGGCACTCACATAAGAACTGGTCTTAAACCGGCCTTCCTTCATTACACCGGTATAACTCAACAAATTTTCCCTGAAATACTGCATTGTCTCCGGATCAGCTAAAATCCCATTAATCTGGTTCATCAATGTAGGGTTCACTGACTTCTTAAATTCCACAGGCAGGGCTTCTTTAAACTCTTCCTCTGTCATTGGTTTCATTTTTGGCATCCTCCCGATCTTTTAATGTAATCTCACGGTTAAGCAACCAAATTTGATGATTTAATTTACCGATCTTCTTGTAAATATCGTAGTGCTTGTAGTAATGACGCATCCCATCCTCTTGTTCTATCTCAGTCAGGTAATCACTACACTTTAACACATCAGTACCTTCACCAAAAGGATCTTGCTTACAACAAATTCCAGGATAATCGGCACTATTCAAAGCACAGCACATACAGATACTGGATTCTTTTTTTGGTTCAGGGATCGTCTTCTTAGTCATTGGTTTCATATATAACCTTTCATAGCCTCTTTTACAGGGGCATTCATGAAAATTTTACGATTAAGTGGGTGCATTGCTTGATCAAGGAACTTGTATGCAGCAAATAACGTCTCTTTATCTATTAGCGTAGTCCCAATCAAAGATGCTTTTATAGCTCTGCTATCACCACACCGAGTAAAGCCAAATGGCCCTTTGTAATCGTCTGGCTTCCAGTCCAATACCCTCTCTGTCCCACAAGGAAACTTGATAAACACCATCAACTCCCCAGGGGTGGTCTTATGGTAGTCACCACACTTATCCTGGTAGTTTTCCTCACCAGGATAAGGATGCCTCCTGCAATGAACCGAAGGAAATGTATCAAGATTATTGGCACATGTCTTACACAGGTTGGAGTCATGGTTTATTTTACGCTTATGGGCTCGGGCTGCAATACGCCTCTTTCTCCTGTACAGCAACACCTCCTTCTCATAAGCATCTTTCTTAGCTGCCGTGTATTCAGCCCATTCCCATACTGTACGGTACCCAGTACAAAACGTACGGACAATCTCATCACCATAAGGCTCCATACCACAAGTAACTGCAGGAAATATGTCGTTATTACGGCCGCATGTCTCACACATATTATGCTTCATATCGGCACCAGTTTTCTACCTGCTGCATTGGACTTAATCCTCACCCCGGGTACAAAGGTCAAAGCCTCAGCCACCGAATAAGTTAGATCAGTGTTCCTCTGCTGAGTGGTAACCTGAATTACACAACCCACTCCAACATCCATGGCCTTAGTACTTTTCATCCAGCCCTCGTTCTCGCTGGAAGCCTTAGATAGGAGCTGGAACAGATCTCCGTCACCAAAGACCACGATATCTTTTACATTCTTCTTTGCACCATTCACATCCGTATTACCTAAAGACTTCATAGAATCTCTCCTTACTGGTTTGATTACTTCACCAACCTCTTTATTGAAGTTGCGGCTTATATACCCACCATCCATATTATCTTTCATAATGCTGCCCTCACTAAACAATCTTTGGCTTCCAATAACTTACGAAGTCCGGCACTCTTCTCTGCACTATCAGAAATACTCTTTTCATACTCCCGGGCGATATCACAAATGGGTTGACTGATCTTCTGTAACTTTTCTGGGAGATGCTCGTAAGCAAAGAACTTCATGATGGGAGCTATCCCCAAATTAGATAAGTGATAGGGTGTGTCTTTATTCATCACTTCACCCCCTTAAAACCGCTTACCCCACATTGCAGCATAAAACCCAAATAACCCCATACCTTATCCTTAATCCTCTTCACACAGATATCAGCACCCACCTGCTCATCATAATTAGCTGGGTCCACACAAGGGCTTGTCTCATGCATCACAAAACCATTCTTCAGAATAACACTAACCAAAGTACTCTTAGGGGCTCCACCAATATTGAGTGTATTGACAGTAGTTGAACCAATGAAATTATCAACATCATCCTGGCATATGATATTCTTCTCACCTACAATAGGGAAATTCTGTTTATCAAATTCATCTTTAGGACACCAAGACTCATAACCAGAACCGTATACAACTAAGTAACCAAGATCATCGCCATTCTCATCAGCCGGCAACGCCCAACCACGGTAAGTGTTATACTCACCTCGGGTCATGGGTTCAGTATCAACAAGTTTAACTCCAATGAATGTGTTCATAGATCTATCTCCTGGATAAAGATTAAAATGGGGTGAGGGAGAGGATTGAACTCTATCTCAGGGGCCACGACCCTGCGCTTTCACCAGTAAGCTACCCTCACATCAGTTATTGGTTGCGGAAGGCAGATTCGAACTGCCATGTCGGTGCTTATGAGACACCTGAGTTACCAATACTCTATTCCGCAACATACTATTTGGTCAGGGATGCTGGTATCGCAGCCTTCCATAATCGACCCCTGATAAATGAAACAAGCCTACACAACTTACAAATCCTTGTCAAGCATAAAGGTAACCTATCGGTTTTACATAAAGGAGAGGGCACGGGAGAGGAACCAAAAGAAAACCCAGTGACCATTACCCTAAGAGGGAGTCACTGGGCTTATCAACATTGAACCAAGTAAATAAAGTAGAAGAGTTACCTCAACACTCCCTTATCATTGATCCCAACTACACCCTTATCCCGGTTATACACAATAGACTCTGTTCTGTCCTTACCAGTGGCAGGATCAACACCGGTAAAGTTGTAAGCAATGGCTCCAGGCTCTGCCTTACCAATCTTGCGGGAGCGTGTAATATCATTGGAGTTCATAACAGGTTCCACCACATCCTTCTCAGGTGATACCTCTTCTACTTCTTCATCAAGATCGTCTATTAGTTGATCTGCATCCATAATACACCTCATTTTGTTATACGTTGGTATGAGCCACCGCCCATACTGTAAAATTACATATATTATATATTTAGAAAAACTTGTCAAGGGAAAAGGTGAAAGACAGATTACAGAAATCCGGATATGGGATTTCGCAGTACTGGAAAACACCTCATCTACCTACGAGTGTAGGAGCGAATTTACATTCGCAGGTTTGGGGAAAACATGTCATCTAAGTATCAGTGTGGGGTGATTCGCAGTATCAGATTTCATCACACCTAAGTATCAAGGCAGTACTGCTCCACAAGAGCCTCATTTCCGAAACTACCCCCGGGTACCTGTAACTTTTCATACCTCGTTTCTAAACAACTACAGGCGTACCGCCTTGACAATGGTAGCACTCAAGCTATCCCATAACTAAGGATCTCATCATGACAACTCCCACACCCAAGCCTGGCTTCTGGTCTAACATGTCTGACCTATTCGGTATGTTCACCGTAGCCATATCCACATGCACCACTGCTGTGATGGTAGTCGACGACCTCGTAGTAGCAGCCCAAGCTCAAACGGCCATCATTAAGGACACCTCCATTAATGACGCATCCATCAAACGCCTCGACCTCGCTGACCGCATTGCTGCTCGTGCAGCCAAGTCCATTCCCGAGAAGTAACTCTTTGCTCTACTGCCTTCGGGTAGTAGAGCTTGTTGTTTTATACACAACATTACACAAATTTGATAGTATTATAAAGACTCTTATATACGCGTACGTGTGCGTGTATTGATTATCTTACATAAACTCATACTCTACTATACATGTATAACTATATCATCCTTAAACAAGAATGTACTGCTATTCACTGTATATCTACCAAACTACATACCATCTCTATTATATCTATAACCGATAGTATGACTATATATTAAATAAGGCATACTGCCTTAATAAAGGGAAGTATGTTGTATACTTCTATAATAGTACTAATACATCTAAAGGAGATAGTAATATGAATAGTATTACAATGTTTAAAGATGAGTTCAGTTTCCTATCTAACTTTGCTTACATTAACATAATTGTTAAGGATAAGCTTTGGAAGACTTCGGAGCATATGTATATGGCCTGTAAGACTAATGACCCTGTTCAACAAGAACAGATCAGGTTGGCTGCTACTCCAGGTAAAGCTAAATACCTGGGTAGGAGTGTTACCCTTCGTTCCGATTGGAATGATATAAAAGACCGTACAATGCTTCGTATCCTCCGGCTAAAGTTTACTAAGAACCTTGAAATGGGTAAACTGTTGTTGGCCACTGGTAATACTAAGCTTGTTGAAGGTAACTACTGGCATGACAACTATTGGGGTGCTTGTAACTGCCCTAAGTGTGCTTGTAAACCTAAATTAAACACATTAGGTAAGTTACTAATGCAAGTAAGGTATGACTTACTAACAGTAAGCATACGTTAGGTGAGAAGGCATACTGCCTTGATAAAGGGGATATCCTTGGTATCCCTTAATCTCAAATTTCAAAGGAGCCACTCATGGCAAACCAGAAAAATGTAAAGCTCGTAGGTATGAAGTCCCGAACTGAAACAGCTCAAATTAATGCAGAGGTTGTTGGATACATCTCTGCTGATAAGAAGTTTGCTGTTGTTGTTAATGAAGCACCTGGTGGTGACATTGATATTGATTCAATCACACTCAAGACTGGTAAAGGATCTTATGTCCTTACTAAGTCATTGACTGCCAATCGTTATGAAGGCAAATGTCGTAACATCAGTGTTCATGTTGTATTAAAGAAGATCTCTGGCCAAGTTATCTATTGGACTAAGTAAAGGAGTCGTTATGTATCTTGAAGGTTTGAGCCAAGCTGAAGCATATGAGCTTGGCTACCACTGGCACGGTGAGCTTAGAAGTGAACGCAGATCCACCTATTGGACTGTTGATGAGATGTCTCTAAGCATTCGTGAACTTAATCAGTTCTGTATTATTCATTCAATCTATTAAGGAGTTATATCATGTTGCAACAAGTTTCCACCATCACTGGTGACCTACAAATGGTTGAAGTAAATCATGGCTCATTGCCTGTTGTATCTGTTCGAGTACTTAGACATGCAGGTGATCAACACATTAACTCTGGCGAACCAGGTTAATCAACCAGAACAGAATAGAGAGAGGATTTTAAAGTGGTATGTAAAAATCAAACAACTAAAAGGAGGAATAAGGTTTTGGGAGATTTTGATATTTGGTATGGACCTTGTGAAAAGTGCGGGTATGATACTGCCAAAAGCACCAAATCATTCCTTCCCCGCTGTTGGAGATGCGGAAATAAAATATATAGAGATTATACTCACAGAGCTTTGAAGCCTGCGGAGTAAATCCGCTAATATGAAAATAAATCAATTTAACAAGATCCTCAAGGAAGGTGTGATTTGATCAAGAATTGTAAGACTTGCCGGAAACTTCGAACAGAGGAATGTTCAGACCCCGGAGACTGTGTGACCAACCAGTACTCATCCCATGGCCTCGCACCGCACTCACAAGGATTGTCCGGTACAAGGCCATGGGATCTATACCGTCCAAATATGTTCCAGACGACCTATAGTGAATCTATGGGAATTTATAAATCGAGCTTTTTAAAAGGACCTATATCATGAATAAACAAGATCGAGTATTCGAAGTATTGAGAACAAACAGTGATTGCGCCATGAGTATTACTGAGATCAACATAGCATTACATGACATACTTACCAATGATTACTGGTTATCTGATGTAATCCACCGAGCTGCTTATCGTGGGAAAGACAAAGGTATTCAAATCATTAAGCTATCTAAAGGTAACTTTAAATACATGTATAAAACACCACCTGTACCGGTTGAGCTTATTGAAGATCCTCTTGATGCAGTTCTGGAAAGGATCCAAACCAATAACAAACCAATTAAAGAAGACGTAGAGTCTGATATCTTCAATGACGACAATACCGTATATGAAAATAACCGTGGTACCGGTGATACTAATGAACTCTTTACTCCTTCAAAAGAGAACTTATTGGGTGATGTTGATTGTGAGCAGGTAGTAAACACTGGTATCTTTCCAGAACAGGATACCATTCCATCACGGGAGATAGTAAATCATGAAGCAATTGCTTTCTCATATCAGTCAATTGCCACGAACAAGCCTGACCCTACAGCAGGGAATCTGATCCACCTTGTTCAAGCATACAAACCTGCACCAGTTACATTGTTAAAAATCCGTTCCCATTTTGGTATTACAAATAAAGAAGCAGTCGCCTTATTACTTGATATACGGGATAAAGGATTCCCAGATGTGACAGTAAAAATCTCAGCAGTCGCAAGGTAAGAAGCCGTACCGGCTTGATAAAGGGATAAGTGTCCCATTACTATTAATGAATCATTAATGAATTATCTAAGGAGAATCATCATGGGTAGAAACAAAGGACTCGCAAAAAACGGTAATCGTAACAACGGTAAACAAAATAACGAACAGAAAGTAGTTAAACCAGAGAACAAAGCAATCGCATTCCTGCATTGGGAAGTGCTGAATAAAGCCGGTGAGGTTGCCCTTAAGGACGACAAAGGTATGGCCATCTTCCAGAATCCTAAGTACCAATCTGATGCTGAGGATCGACTTATCCAGATGGCTGGAATGCAGGAAGATGATGTCATTACCTTGAATGCCCGTATCACTGTCCGGCTCAATAAGAAGAAAATTGTCGCTGCATCAGCCGATGAGCTCCTGGCTGAACTGTTCTAAATCGTAATCCCGAGCTGCCTTGCATATTGTAGGGCAGCTCATTTCTTTTTAAAAGTATTACAAGGAGCAACTCATGACATTACCGGTTGATATTCAGTTCATCAAAGATGAAGTTACACGTTTGGGTGGGTTACCTGAGATATCTGAATCAGTTAAAGCTATCTATGATTTCAGAGGGACGGTATACGTAAGTAAGAGTGGTAAACCTCGTGACCTAAAGAACCGCAGACTCCGTGAATGGGATGCTGAATTAAGCGAAGTCACCGACATAGTATATATTATATTTGGTTCAGCTCTTGCTCAAGGAGCAATGACTATCCAGGCAATGTGTGGGATGTTGAACCATATAATTAAAGTGGAGGAATTGATTGATCGTGTCAACATCCTGGCCTCCTGTATAGCCCTTATCAGTAAGACTGGACTCATTGACTTCAAGATGTCTGAATCGGGTTATTACATGGTCAGTACGGAGTATGATCTGGATGACGTACCTGATATTGATAGACATGGTACAGCATTCAACAGGCCTCAGCTTGTTGAAGAGAACTACGATTCTGAGCAAGGAAGCATGATTCTGGGAGGTAAGTTAAACTTCCATGATTATGATATCTGCTTGGATCATATAAACAAACTCAACCAGGTCCCTATGGCACTAAACTGGAGATTCATATGTGACTATAAAGAGGAACCTAAAGAAAGTTACTTCAAGGAGTCTGACCCAGCATGGAAGACCAGGCAGAAGACAATCATGTGGGATATGCAAACCGCACAGGCCAGGAGTAAGTACATTGAACTGATGAGTAGTAAAGGGAGGAATAAATGCTTCCCTAATCATAAGTTGTGTACTCGTGGACGTACATATCAAGTAGGTTATCACTTGAATTGCCAGGGAAGTAGCTTCAAGAAAGCAAGTCTTGAACTCTATAACAAGGAGAAACTCAATGACAGCTAATTGGGAAGAGGAACCGGAACGTATAGCACACCAAAACTGGTTAAAGAACCTGCCCAAGAACTATGATGAACGGCAGAAGACTCATCATGGTTTAACCGGAATAGGTGCACAACTCAGAGAACAGATAAAAATAGTTAATACGGTAAAGGAGGAATCTGATGACAATTGAAACTTTAATAATCCCAGGTGTTGATCTGAAACTACTGGAAGAGCAGCGACATACTCTTGGTTATATCAAGAACAACTCCCAGCTATTCCAGGAACTGGGCTCTGGTAGATATGGGCACATTAAAGGCCTATCAAATATGTTAGACGAATGGTCAGACCAAATATACCACAAGGAGAAGTTAAATGAGTCGTAATGTCATATATATTGTATTATCAGATCCCAGGGAAAGGCATGAACCAATCCTTAAAACAACGCCCAACAGAGTAGAAGCATTAAAAGCCTGTAAAAGATACCTGATTAAGCATAATGCAGGTAAACACGAGTTTTGGAGATCCAAAGTAAAAGCAGAGGCAGAAGCCAAAAAGATTGGTCTGTCTAAATTCTACACCAAGTATTCATGTGCCTGGTTAGTATTCCCCAGACTATTTATGAAAAGGATAAACCAATGAGTAAAGAGAAAAAATACTGTGTCCGGATATGTATCGAAGAACTTACCTTTCATGACGATGGTGGGATTGATGATGTCACTGAAACCGGTTGGTCACTGGAATGTGGTCCAAGGTATGAGACAGAGGAAGAAGCAATAACTCTTCAACAAAAGCTCATAGAGGCAGCCGACAGGCGAAAAACCCAACGAATAGAAGGAGTAACTACCAATGGCACTTGAATCTGGATAATGTACTGAAACGTAAAGCAGATTAAGGAGAACTACTATGTATGTAATAAAACGACTCGATCAAGGTGGCGGTTACGTGACAAGACATAATTCAAACAAATCTTATACCAAAGGCAGTATCCATCTCATCAGAGTATTCAAAACAAAAGAAGAGGCAAATAGAAATTGTTGTCACGGTAATGAAATTGTAATACCTTTAACAGACATCATAACTTAGGAGAAATACCAATGGCACTCACAAAATATACACCTCTCGAATGGCTTAAGATCGACATCGCAAATCATGCAGGACTGGATAAAGAACCCTTTGATGTACGCATTAGTTGGGTTGACCAAGATATAAATAATCTGGAAAGACATATTGATACTGCCGATGACCGGTATCAGTATGCTGCTGCTGTCATGGCATTAAGAGATGTACAGGCTGGGAAAGTCACTGGATATCTTGTTGGTTTAGATGCCACGGCATCAGGTCCTCAAATTATGAGTGCCTTCATGAGAGATCTCGTTGGAGCTGTTAATACAGGATTACTTGGCCAGGTCAGATCTGATATCTATAAAAGAGTCACAGAGACTATGAAGGTACTGCTTGGTTCAGTAAAGGAGTATTCACGAAAGCTGGTTAAGAGTGCACTCATGCCGATGTTCTATGGCAGCCAAGCAAAACCTAAAGAGATATTTGGTGAAGGTAAAGAACACGAAGCATTCCTTACAGCAGCAGGGAGAGTGGCACCTGGTGCTGCTAAGCTGATGAACATCATGATTAACAGTTGGATTCCCTGGGCAACCGAACACTCATGGACGATGGCTGATGGTTTCTGCTGTGTGGTCAAGGTGACCCAAAAGAAAGAAACCAAAGTGGAGATAGATGAGCTGGAAGATCATCCCACTTTCATGTATCAGTTCGAGAAAATTGAAGGTAAAGAGAATGGGGTAGCTAATGCTGCTAAGTTATATTGGCAGAATGTATAGTAATATACATTAAGAATAAGGTGAATTGACTGGAAGGCTAAGGCAGTAATGCTATGCTAATCAGCAGCTAAGCTTGGAAGGTAACTTCCTTGAAAGTTCAGAGACTAAGACGAGAAGCCTGTGTATATACAGGTCAATAATGTCTGTAGATCACTCAAGTGAGGATCGAAGCGCCTTACACCCTACTCATATGAGGGGTGAAGATATAGTCCGATACTCTTATGAAAATAAGAGACTTTCTGTAAGAAAAGACTTGATTTCCCTTAAGTATTCCCGTATAGTTAAACCATCATTTAACTTAATTTAAAGGGACAACTATGGCGAAGACTTGTTATGTTTATTGGTATCACTTAAAAGAGCACACAGATATGACAACACAGGGGTATATAGGAGTTACTGTTAATTTACACGTTAGACATCTTGCACATACAGCAGCAACCCCCAGATGTGTCAGCATATTAAATAATGCTTTTAAGAGGTATGGAGAACAGGCTATTATACGGACAATACTATACACGGGTAGTATTGGAATGGCCTATAATTTCGAAAAAAGATTAAGACCCACTAAATGCATAGGTTGGAACATTGCTGTAGGTGGTGGATTGCCTCCGGATTGTACAGGAAATAGACACTCTGAAGAAACTAAACAGAAAATGAGTATAAGTGGTAAAGGAAAGAATGCCGGAAAAGCGAGCCCATTTAAAGGGGTAACAGGTAGATATTCCGCAGAAACAAGAGCACTTATAGGTAGTTACCATATAGGGCAGGCATGTAGTGAAAAATGCAAACAAAGAACGAGGGACAAACTATCAGGAGCTAAAAGCCCAATGGCAAAATCAATACATCTGGTACATAAGGACGATTTAAGTAATATACATACTTTTGGGAGTATATCAGAAGCAGCAACTGCGCTGAATCTTAATTACAGTAGGATACGTTCACTATACCAAGATGCTCATAAAAAACAGGTAGCAACTGGACACACTTGGTTCTGTTTATGTTCACAACATCTAAATGACCCAGAGAAGGCAGTAAAAGCATGTCAAGAACGTAAACATATTAATGCAATTAACAGACCTAAAGCTCGTGGTAAAGACAATGCAAGTTCCCAAGAAATAACTATAGAAAATAGGAAAGGAATTATCAAAATCTTTGAATCTATTTTACAAGCAGCAACAGCAATAAATATGAGTGATGCTACACTTAGATACCACCTCGCACAAACCAATAAACATAAGAAAGACGCCAACTATACCCGTAGTGGTTGGCGAGTAAAATACAGAAAGGTACAGGAGTAACGTCTTGTATTAACAAATGAATCTTACTCAGGCAACGGATGGCCTCATCGTCAGAGAGATGGGCAGACGATGTAACTATGACAGGGTAAAGCTCAGTAATGTATATAACGATTTGAGGTACTATATTGATACCAAATACTCACACTCTATCGGTAATGAACCACGACTTAACACAATATGGAATGAACAGCAGATGATGACTTTAGCCAGCGCCGAAGACCTCACTTGGAGTGATACTAAGTACCTAAGCATGGGGTACGCTACAGGATTGGCTATTCTTATCAAGCGTCACCTGGACAGACCATCCTTCCCTGTTATAATGGTTCATGATCAGTTCAAATGTCATCCCAATTATATGAACTATTGCCGGCAAACCTATAACGAAATCATGGCAGAGATATCTGATTCTAACATGATTGAATGTATGCTCAGTGAAATCACTGGAGCACCTGTAACCATTGACAAGTTTGCTGATAGTATCTCTAACCAGATCCTTGAGGCAGAGTACTCTTTGAGCTGAGTACTCTTTGAGCTGGGTACTCTTATTGACAACCATACTCAGCCTTAAAAGATTATAAACTATCATCTTAGCTAAGGAGTAATTATATCATGATCCACTTTACAGCAGGATACTACTCCAATAATTCCTGCAAAACCAATGGAGTTAAGAGTAAGAACCTTGCAAGCCACATCTTTTACAATTTGACTTACCGTCCCGGTAGGGCGTTCTTTGTGGATGGCCACTGCTTGAATAGGGCAAGCTTCTCACCCTCAGCAATATCGGCAATTCGTAGTAAACTAAAAAATGTCAAAGCAACTGAAGACACAGCACCTTATCAATAAAGGAGGTACCAATTACTGTACTCTTAGTGTGATAATTGTTTTACTAATATGTATTTTAATCTGCGTGAGTTGAGGAGAATTACTATGTTTGAAGTAACCGTAATTATACTGTTAATCGTGATAATCTCAAGACAATACTAACCGCACCCACCATTCTATTGGCCTCACCTGGCTAATGGGATGGTGGGCTAATTTTTTTAAGTTAAGACTTAATAGTACGCCACCTCCGGTGGCTGGGTGAACTTCTCGCCCTGCGGGGAGAGATAATTTGAGGGTATTGAACCCACACAGGCATATTGCCTAAATATTAACTATAAATAGAAAGGTGAAATCTAATGCGAATACGTTAAATC